AAATACTAAGAATCCATTCTCTGCTGGTAACTCTTTATATGGTACTAGAAGTGCAGATTCTGGTTCTAAATACCCATTCTCAACATCTGATACTGCAGGTGGTCTTTATGGAACAGGTCGTTTTGCTTATTCTACAAACCAATTCTCATCTTCATTATTAGGTCTATTATCAGGTTCAACTGGTGCTCCAGCTTCTCAATATACTGGTTCAGTTGGTGCTGTAACAAGTTGGGGTGAATTAAACTACGATTCAAACTATTCAGCTTCTTTAGCTGCTGGTAACATCTTAAAAGCTCAAATCTCTACTTCAGTAATGTCTAACTACGATGTAGATGCAGTTCGTGCATTTTATTTAGTATCTGGTTCTGCTACTACTGAAACTGGTGTTAGTGTAATCACAACTGCTGCTAGCTTACCTGCATTTACTAGTGTAAATACTGCTGGTACTATCATCACTTTATACTTTACTGGTTCTGGTGCTGCTTTAGCTGCTACTGGTTCTTATACCCTATACTACAACAAATTAACTAACGATAACCAACGTGGTGATTTTGAAGACACTGCAACTGGTACATTCTCAGTACCAAACGCTGATAGCAACACTTCAATAGTAATACCAGAAATCAACATTGATATGGTATCTAGTGAAATTACAGCTAAAACTAAAAAGTTAAAAGCTGTATGGACTCCTGAGTTCGCTCAAGACTTAAACGCTTACCAAAATATCGATGCTGAAGCTGAATTAACTAATATGTTAAGTGAGTACATTTCAATGGAAATTGATTTAGAAATCTTAGATATGTTAATTGAAGATGCTGCAACAACTGATTACTGGTCAGCTATTAACAACACTTCAGTAACTGCTGCTGGTGGTGTAAGCGCAACTAGCTTAGGTTTCTATAACACACAAGGTCAATGGTTCCAAACACTTGGTACTAAAGTACAAAAAATAAGCAACCGTATTCACCAGTTAACTCTACGTGGTGGTGCTAATTTTATGGTGTTATCTCCAACTATTGCTACTATCATCGAATCAATTCCTGGTTTTGCTTCTAACCACAACGGTGAAGCTGATCAAATGGAATATGCTTTTGGTGTACAAAAAGTTGGTTCATTCAACGGACGTTACCAAGTTTACAAAAATCCATATATGACTGAAAACGTAATATTAATGGGTTATCGTGGTAAACAATTCTTAGAAGCTGGTGCTGTATTTGCTCCATATATTCCATTAATTATGACTCCTCTAGTGTACGATCCTAATACCTTCACTCCACGTAAAGGTCTATTAACTCGTTACGCTAAGAAGATGTTACGTCCTGAATTCTATGCTAAGATCTATGTAAATGGTTTAACTACCCTTTAATCTAGAATAGATAAATTAAATTAAGCCCGGGTTTTCCCGGGCTTTTTTTTACTATTTTATTCATATTTATATTAGAACCAAGTTTTTATAAATGCGAGAACCAAACCGTGAACGTAAAAGTGAAATAAAGTCTATTAATTCTGTTCAACTTAATGAAGAACAAAAAGAAGCCAAACGTTTAATAATAGACAACCAAATTGTTATAGTAACAGGCAGAGCAGGTAGTGGTAAAAGTTTAGTATGTGCTCAATCAGCCTTAGATTTTCTTAAGAAAAAACAAATAAATTGCATATACAATACACGCGCAGCTATTGAGGTGGGTAAAAGTTTAGGTTTCCTTCCAGGAAGTTTAAATGAAAAATTTGATCCTTATATGGAAGCTTTATTGGAAAATCTAAACAAATGTTGTACTGATAAAAACGAAGTATCAAAATTGTTAGAAGATGAAAAAATAAAAGCACTTCCTGTACAATTTATTCGTGGTAAAACAATTGATGATATATTAATTGTAGAAGAAGCACAAAATCTTACCAAGGCCGAAATGTTAGCTATATTAACTCGTTTAGGTAAAACGGGAAAAATCGTGATAAACGGAGATAACGAGCAAACCGACATAAAATCACCTACCGGCGAAATTAACGGCTTAACTTACGCAATTGAGCTATCTAAAAAAATTGAAGAAATTAAATGGATTAAACTTCAAACAAACCATCGTTCAGACCTAGTTGGAAAAATATTAGATTACGAATATGGAAAATAAATTAAAACATATTTATTATAATGCATAAGGGTTCTAAATTAGAACCCTTTTTTTAATATTTATAAATAAAACAACCATGAATGTACCTATTTGGCCTGGATCATCATCATTCACAACAGGTTCTACACCTTTTGGATTTTATGATAATGATACTCAATTTCAAACAGATGCCGATAAAGTAGCTAAATTTTGTGCTCAACGTTTAGGTTATCCTATTCAAGAAGTTGAATTACAAGCTATAAATTTTTATACTGCCTTTGAAGAAGCTGTTACTACTTACGGTAATGAGCTTTATGCTTTCCAAGTAAGAGATAATATGCTTACATTAGAAGGTACTTCCGCTAATAATTCTTTAAATAATGCTTTAATAACACCAAGTTTAGCAAATATAATTAGACTATCAGAACAATATGGTGTAGAATCAGGAGTAGGTGGAAATGTAACTTGGTATAGTGGTTCAATAGCTTTAACATCAAGTATACAAGACTATGACTTAAATGTTTGGGCAGTTTCTCAAAGTATTACTGGTGGAATTGAAATTAAAAGAGTATTTTATTATCCACCACCTGCTGTTAACCAATTATATAATCCACTTTTAGGTGGTATTGGTTTTAGTAATTTAGGTGGTGTACCTGCAGCTGGTGCTTATGGTTTAGGATATGGTACTACAAGTTATTTAATGGTACCTACAAGTTTAACTATACAAGCAGCACAAGCTGTTGAAATGCAAAATACAGTTGCTTTATCAAATTACTCATTTGAATTAATAAATAATAAATTAAGAATATTCCCTATCCCAACAGGAGATGGAGCTGCTTATTTATATTTTCAATATATTTTATTAAACGATAGATTAAATAACGCCATCGTTCAAGCATCTGGTAGTGTTACAAACGCATCAAATGCTCCATACAATAACCCTACCTACTCCCAGATAAACTCTATTGGTCGTCAATGGATATTTGAATACACTTTAGCAATATCAAAAGAAATGTTAGGATATGTAAGAGGAAAATATAGTACTATTCCTATACCTAACTCAAATGTAACACTTAACCAATCAGATTTATTAACTTCTGCTACAGCAACTAAAGATGCTTTAATTCAAAGATTAAGAGAATACTTTGAACAAACATCAAATCAAGCTTTACTTGAAAGAAGAGCAGCTGAATCAGTAGCTAGACTTCAAGAAATTTCTTATGTACCAATGCAAATTTTTATAGGATAATATGATAGGAATATATAAAATAACAAATCCTAATGGGAGAATATATATTGGGCAGTCAACTAATATTGAAGGTAATTTTATTAAAGAATGGAATAGTGGTAAAGAAGCATCTAATACATTAGGATTATCTCAACCTAATATAAATAGTTGCTGTCATGAAAAGACAAAAACCGCTTTTGGATATAAATGGAAATTTAAAAATTAAAATATATGTGCGCTTTATTCGGTTCAGCTAGAGATATTAGCATGTTCAGATACGTGAACAGAGAATTAATGGGAAACATTATTTCTCAAGAGTGTGTTTATTATAAACATAATTTAGTTAAAACATCTGTTAACATATATGGTGAAGCAGCTGAGGGAAGATATTTCCAAGAACCAGTTATTTTAAATTGTTTAATAGAAAGAAAAGACCAAAATTATTCATCTGATGGTATAGGTGTAGATTTCGAATGGGGAAATGATTTCTCATTCCTTATTGATGATTTAACAGATGCTAATTTATACCCTGAAGTTGGAGATATTATTATGTATCAAGAAGGATACTTTGAAAATGTTAAAATAATAACTAACCAACAATTTATGGGTAAAGATCCAAATTATCCATACACTGATTCTTCAGGTAATAACCCATTAAATCCAGGATTAAATTACTTTGGTTACAACACTTCAGTAATTTGCCAAACCAGATATGTACCTCAAGATCTTGTTAACATTGTTAAAGCTAGATTATAATGACTACTCAAGGCAAAACACCCATACCTAAAACCCAAAAAGAAATAAGTATTGGATTACAAACACCTACAGACCCAACAGCAGGTAATCCAAATTATTCATCTACAAACCCAAATGTTAATAGAGCTTTACAAACTTCTTTTAAAGGAGACACTGTAAAACCTTTTAGTATTGGTATTAAAGATATAGATGAGGCTATTTTATATTATTTTCAAAATGTAATACAACCTTTTGTAATACAAAATGGAGAAAGATTACCTGTACCTGTAATATATGGTTCTCCTGAAAGATGGAAATCAATGCAAAAAGATGGTTATTATAGAGATTCTAAAGGAAAAGCAATGTTTCCTTTAATTGTATTTAAAAGAGATTCAATTGATAAAAATAGAACAATAGCTAATAAATTAGACGCGAATTCTCCTCAAAATTTTGGGGTATTTACTAAAAAATATTCAACCAAAGATGCTTATTCTAACTTTAATGTTTTAAACAATAGAACACCTGAAAAAACATACTATGCAACTATAATGCCAGACTACGTTACTATAGAATATAGTTGTACTATATTTACTTATTACGTAGAACAACTAAACAAAATAGTAGAAGCAATTAATTACGCTTCAGACGCATATTGGGGAGATCCAGAAAGATATAAATTCCAAGCTAGAATAGATTCATTTGGTACAATAAGTGAATTAGCAGATTCAGAAGAAAGAGCAGTGAAAAGTACATTTAATATTAAATTATATGGGCATATAATACCTGATATTATTCAAAAAGATTTAAGTGCAATAAAGAAATTTAGAGACAAATCAAAAATAATATTTTCTATCGAAGCTACTTCTAATGATGCTATTCTTACTGGTACTGTTAATCCTGATGGTACAGCTACAGCTCTTAAACAAAAAGAAGCAGAAAGAGCTGTTCAAATAGATCAATCTACATCTAGAGCAACAATAATATAATAATATTTATACAAAAACAAAATAATTAATGGCTAGAGTTAGATTTTTAGATCAAGTACCAGTTAGTGCATACACCATAGAAGGTGGTACAGTAGCAACAACTGCGTCTTATGCTATAAACGCTCTAAGTGCTTCATATGCTTCAGGTAGTACAAGTTCATCTTACGCTTTAACAGCCTCATATGTTGCTGGATTAAATTTATCTCAAATATCAACAGGTAGCATTACAGCCAGTGTTAATGTTGATCCAAATAGTTTATTTTTAATTAAATCTGGAAGTATACCATATATTAATATAAGCAGCAGCGGTAACACAGACGTATATAGTAACCTGTTTATAGTAAGAAACTTCACAACAAAACAACCTATATTAACAGTAAGTCAAAGCATAATTCAGATAGCAACACAATCGTTAGCACCGACAGGAGCAACGGTTGCAGGAACTATATGGTTTACTTCATCTTCTTTTTATGTGGGGTTAGAATAACATAATATTTATACAAAAACAAAACATTAACAATTAAAATACAACAACAATGGCAACAGCACAATGGAGAAAAGTCATAGTTTCAGGTAGTTC